CAGCGTGATGTCGCTGCACTTGATGCCAGATACTCGAGGGAATTAGCCGATGCGAGAGCTGAAAATGAAACTCTGCGTGCTGATGTTGCCGCTGGTCGTAAGCGCCTGCGGATCAACGCCACCTGCTCCGGTACCGTGCGTGAAGCCACCGGCACCTCCGGCGTGGATAATGCAACCGGCCCCCGACTGGCAGACACCGCTGAACGGGATTATTTCATCCTCAGAGAACGGCTGATGGCAATGCAGAAGCAACTGGAAGGAGCACAGGAATATATCCGTACCCAGTGTATACCGTGATGTTTTGTTATGAAGGTGTTACTGGTAACGTTAAGGTAATTTAACAAAGAGTCAGTTCCGGACTTTATAGTGTGCTCAGTTCATGGCCAAAAACGATTTCTGTGATAAATATTTTGAATATTATTTACAGGTAAATGGAGTGGGGCACATGGATAGAAATATTACAATAGAGAATGAAGTATATGCCCGTATTGTATGGGCAGAGAAGGCAAAAACACGGTAATTCCGTGTGTTGCCATGATACCTGATTGGCAGAATAGTTGTTTGGTTTTGAGTATATAGTCAGCGTTTTTTGTTCAGTAATTGCCCCCTCAAAAAATAATAAAATAAGGTGATTATTTTTGTTTATTATTTAGTTTTTTTTGTGTGTTATTTTATTGTTTTTGCGTGGTTTGTTTTTTATTGTTATTTCATTAAGGGAAGGTAAATTCAGGATGGCAGTCTGTAGATAATCGGAGGTCACTTATGCTACATGATCACGTGGCAGAATGTCTGGAGAAAAAAGGACTGTACCGGAGAGCAGCTGAACGATGGGCAAAAGTGATGGTACAGCTAAGTGATGACCAGAAAAGAAAAGTGGCGGCACAGAAACGAGCAGAGTGTTTGCGTAAGGCGCGCCGGACTCCGGTTTCACCGGTGAACCTGACCGAAATAAAACAAGCGGTCAACAGACTACATTCTGAGTTGGGAATGGGATTTGAAGAGCGGCGGGTATTCCGACGATATAAAGGGACAGGAGAACAGAATACGTCCGGAAACGCGCGGTCAAAAAAATGCTAAAAAATATCTGAGAGAGTTATTGCCTGTTACCATAAGAAAAAGCGACTTTAGTGGTCGCTTTTTGTGTCATATATAAGTCGTTTAAGTAAACCTGTCTGAACAGGTGCTCTGGTCGTGTTTGTCTTTGTTGGGTACAAATTGAGCATGTTTTTCATTAATTAATCTTCTTCTGCAGGCTTCAATAACCCACGCTGAAAAATTACCTGAACCTTTCAGGTCAAGAGCGATGTTAATTTGTTCAATTATCTGGTTTGGAAATCGGATGTTGCGGGTTGTTGTTCTGCGGGTTCTGTTCTTTGATGACATAATGTTGCCCCGTATTCAGTGTTGCTGATTTGTATTATCTGAAGTTGCTTTTACGCTAATTTGATGCAGATCAATTAATACGATACCTGCGTAATAATTGATTATTTCTCGTGGTTTGATGGCGTACACACATGTCGTGATAAACCTCATGTAGATGATAATTATTATCATTTTCGTGGGTCCTTTCCGGCGATCCGACAGGTTCCAGATCGCCATTATGAACTGTATGGGTAACGACCAGGTTCTCACGGTTAACCTGATTAAATCTGCCCGTGTTGGCTATACAAAGATGTTGCTGGGGGTGGTCGGGTATTTTATTGAGCATAAATCCCGAAACAGTCTGCTTTTTCAGCCCACGGATTCTGCCGCTGAAGATTTTATGAAGTCTCACGTGGAGGCGACGATTCGGAACGTGCCATGCCTGAAAGACCTTTCCCCATGGCTGGGTCGTAAACATCGTGACAATACTCTCACGCTGAAACGCTTTTCATCGGGCGTCGGTTTCTGGTGCCTGGGCGGCGCTGCCGCCAAAAACTACCGTGAAAAATCCGTGGACGTGGTCTGCTATGACGAACTTTCCTCGTTCGAGCCGGATGTCGAAAAAGAGGGCTCGCCAACCCTGCTGGGGGATAAGCGTATTGAGGGGTCGGTGTGGCCAAAATCCATTCGCGGCTCGACGCCTAAAATCAAAGGCACCTGCCAGATCGAAAAAGCCGCTAACGAGTCGGCGCATTTTATGCGTTTTTATGTGCCCTGCCCGCACTGTGGGGAGGCGCAGTATCTGAAATTTGGCGATGAGTCCACGCCTTTTGGGCTTAAATGGGAGAAGGACAGCCCTGAAAGTGTTTTCTACCTCTGTGAACATCATGGCTGCGTGATCCATCAGTCTGAGCTTGACCAGAGCAACGGGCGGTGGATCTGTGAAAACACGGGCATGTGGACCCGTGACGGTCTGACGTTTTTCAGCGCCCGGGGTGATGAAATTCCGCCGCCGCGCTCCATCACGTTCCATATCTGGACGGCGTACAGTCCGTTCACCACCTGGGTACAGATTGTCTATGACTGGCTGGATGCACTGAAAGATCCCAACGGCCTGAAAACCTTTGTGAACACCACGCTGGGCGAGACCTGGGAAGAGGCCGTGGGCGAAAAACTCGATCACCAGGTACTGATGGATAAGGTTGTGCGTTACACGGCTGCGGTGCCTTCCCGGGTGGTTTATCTGACGGCGGGCATTGACTCGCAGCGAAACCGTTTTGAGATGTATGTCTGGGGATGGGCACCGGGAGAGGAAGCCTTTCTGGTGGATAAAATCATCATTATGGGGCGTCCCGATGAGGAAGAGACGCTGTTACGTGTGGATGCTGCGATCAACAAAAAATATCGCCATGCGGATGGCACCGAAATGACCATTTCCCGTGTCTGCTGGGACACCGGGGGGATCGATGGTGAAATTGTTTATCAGAGATCAAAAAAACACGGTGTTTTCCGGGTGCTGCCGGTAAAAGGCGCGTCTGTCTATGGCAAGCCGGTGATCACCATGCCGAAAACCCGCAATCAGCGGGGCGTGTATCTGTGTGAAGTGGGGACGGACACCGCAAAAGAAATTCTCTATGCCCGTATGAAAGCCGATCCCACGCCTGCGGATGAAGCCACGTCGTATGCCATCCGTTTTCCTGATGATCCGGAGATTTTTTCGCAGACAGAGGCGCAGCAACTGGTGGCGGAAGAGCTGGTGGAGAAGTGGGAAAAAGGAAAGATGCGTCTGCTGTGGGATAACAAAAAGCGGCGTAACGAAGCGCTGGACTGCCTGGTGTATGCCTACGCGGCATTACGTGTGTCCGTGCAACGCTGGCAGCTTGATCTGGCTGTACTGGCAAAATCCCGGGAAGAAGAGACGACCCGGCCAACCCTGAAAGAACTGGCAGCGAAGCTGTCCGGAGGAGTGAATGGTTACAGTCGCTGAACTGCAGGCGCTGCGTCAGGCGCGCCTTGATTTATTAACCGGTAAACGGGTGGTGTCTGTCCAGAAAGATGGTCGCAGAATTGAATATACGGCGGCTTCTCTGGATGAGCTTAACCGGGCGATCAATGATGCGGAGTCGGTATCAGCGGTAACGTGAATGCGAATTCCGGGACGCTCAACAACGTCACGATTAACGAGAACTGTCGGGTTCTGGGAAAACTGTCCGCGAACCAGATTGAAGGCGATCTCGTTAAAACAGTGGGCAAAGCTTTCCCCCGGGATTCCCGTGCACCGGAGCGGTGGCCATCAGGGACCATTACCGTCAGGGTTTATGACGATCAGCCGTTTGACCGGCAAATTGTTATTCCGGCGGTGGCATTCAGCGGCGCTAAACATGAGAGAGAGCATACTGATATTTACTCCTCATGCCGTCTGATAGTGCGGAAAAACGGTGCTGAAATTTATAACCGTACCGCGCTGGATAATACGCTGATTTACAGTGGCGTTATTGATATGCCTGCCGGTCACGGTCACATGACGCTGGAGTTTTCGGTGTCAGCATGGCTGGTAAATAACTGGTATCCCACAGCAAGTATCAGCGATCTGCTGGTTGTGGTGATGAAAAAATCCACAGCAGGTATCAGTATCAGCTGAATTTTATAACCCAGAACGGGCGTCAGAAATGACGCCTTTTTTATTGCAGAAAAGCGAGAGGTAATTATGCGTAAACTTTATGCCGCCATTTTGTCCGCAGCCATTTGTCTGACCGTATCCGGTGCGCCTGCATGGGCGTCTGAGCAGCAGGCCACGCTGAGCGCGGGGTATCTTCATGCCCGGACGAACGCTCCCGGTAGCGATAATCTTAACGGGATTAACGTGAAATACCGTTATGAATTCACGGACACGCTGGGGCTGGTGACGTCATTCAGCTATGCAGGAGACAGGAATCGCCAGATTACCCGTTACAGCGATACCCGCTGGCATGAAGATTCCGTGCGTAACCGCTGGTTCAGCGTAATGGCGGGGCCGTCTGTGCGCGTGAATGAATGGTTCAGCGCGTATGCGATGGCGGGAGTGGCTTACAGCCGTGTGTCGACTTTCTCCGGGGATTATCTTCGCGTAACTGACAACAAGGGGAAAACGCACGATGTGCTGACCGGAAGTGATGACGGTCGCCACAGCAACACGTCTCTGGCGTGGGGGGCTGGCGTGCAGTTTAACCCGACCGAATCCGTGGCCATTGATATTGCTTATGAAGGCTCCGGCAGTGGCGACTGGCGCACTGACGGGTTCATCGTGGGTGTTGGCTATAAATTCTGATTAGCCAGGTAACACAGTGTTATGACAGCCCGCCGATTCAGGCGGGCTTTTTTGTGGGGTGAATATGGCAGTAAAGATTTCAGGTGTGCTGAAAGACGGCACAGGAAAACCGGTAGAGAACTGCACCATTCAACTGAAAGCCAGACGGACCAGCAGCACGGTGGTGGTGAACACGGTGGCCTCTGAAAATCCGGATGAAGCCGGTCGTTACAGCATGGACGTTGAGTACGGTCAGTACAGCGTCATTCTGTTGGTGGAAGGATTCCCGCCGTCACATGCCGGGACCATCACCGTGTATGAAGATTCTCAACCCGGTACGCTGAATGATTTTCTCGGTGCCATGTCGGAGGATGACGTCCGGCCGGAGGCACTGCGTCGTTTTGAACTGATGGTGGAAGAAGCGGCGCGTCACGCTGAGGAGGCGAAGAAGAATGCCGGAGAGGCGGAGACGTCCGCGAGGAATGCCGGCATATCAGCCAGTCAGGCGGAAGCGAGCGCGGCAAATGCTGACACTTCAGCAGGGGAGGCATCGGAGTCAGCCCGGCAGGCGGCAGAAAGTGCAGCCGCTGCAAAGAAGTCAGAGGAAGCGTCCTCGTCCTCGGCCTCTGAGGCCGCTCAAAAAGCCAGTGAGTCATTACAAAGTGCAGCAGATGCTGAGTTGTCAAAAAAGACGGCAGAAAGTGCAGCCGGTAATGCAGCCAGGGATGCAACGACCGCAACAGAAAAAGCCCGGGAGTCAGCAGAAAGCGCACAGTCAGCGGAACAAAGCAGGATAGCGGCGGAAGAAGCCGTAAACCGAATCCCGACCGTGGTGGGGCCTCCCGGGCCAAAGGGGGAACAGGGGCCCGCGGGTCCTCAGGGGCCGAAGGGAGATAAAGGAGAGCGTGGCGACACCGGCCCGGCAGGGGCAACCGGTGAACGGGGACCGGCAGGTGATGCTGGTCCGGCAGGCCCGCAGGGGCCGAAAGGTGACATGGGAGAGCGGGGAGAGACCGGTCTGACGGGAAATGCAGGTCCACAGGGTCCAAAGGGAGATACCGGTGCGGCAGGCCCGGCAGGCCCACAGGGACCGAAAGGAGAAACAGGTGCGGCTGGCCCGGTGGGGGCAACCGGACCTCAGGGACCGAAGGGCGACCCGGGGGAGACACAAATACGGTTCCGTCTGGGGCCGGGAAACATTATTGAGACAAACAGCAATGGCTGGTTCCCGGATACAGATGGCGCACTCATCACCGGACTGACCTTTCTTGACCCCAAAGATGCCACACGGGTTCAGGGGTTTTTTCAGCATTTGCAGGTCAGGTTTGGTGACGGGCCGTGGCAGGATGTCAAGGGGCTGGATGAAGTGGGCAGTGATACAGGCAGAACAGGAGAATGACATGAATATACTAAAAAAACTTATGCAGCGTCTGTGCGGTTGCGGAAAGCATGATGGCCGTGAACACGGGCAGTCGCTTACAGTACAACTGCGACTGGGACCGGCAGACATTCTGGAGTCAGATGAGAATGGCATTATCCCGGAGCAGGCCAGGGTAATCACGCAGGTGGTGATACTGGATGCGGATAAAAAGCAGATACAGTGTGTGGTAAGACCGCTGCAAATCCTGCGTGCTGACGGGACGTGGGAAAATATTGGCGGGATGAAATAGCCGACAGCTTCACAAAAACCGGAGTCCGGCTCCGGTTTTTGTTGTCATGTCCGGTGGATGTTTGTTAGGAAACTAAAGGTGGCAAAACTGCTGGAGGTTTTGTGGTTGAGTATGCCAATATAATTAATAGATTAAAGAGTTAGTTGTGAAGAAAATATGGATAAACAGGACGACGAATGCTTTCACCGATAAGGACAACTTTCCATAACTCAGCAAATATAGTGCAGAGTTCCCCCTGTCAAACGGTTTCTTTTGCAGGAAAGGAATATGAGTTAAAGGTCATTGATGAAAAAACGCCTATTCTTTTTCAGTGGTTTGAACCTAATCCTGAACAATATAAGAAAGATGAGGTTCCAATAGTTAATACTAAGCAGCATCCCTATTTAGATAATGTCATGAATACGGCAAGGATAGAGAGTGAGCGTATGATAGGTGTTTTTGTTGATGGCGATTTTTCATTCAGCCAAAAGGTTGCTTTTTCAAAACTGGAACAAGATTTTGAAAATATAATGATAATCTATCGGGAAAATGTTGATTTCAGCATGTATGATAGAAAACTATCAGATATTTATCATGATATTATATGTGAGCAAAAGTTACGCTCTGAAGCCAAAAGAGATGAATACTTGTTGAATCTGTTGGAGAAAGAGTTGAGTAAAATTTCAAATGCGCAGGATTCTTTGATTTATATGTATGCAGAGAAGAGAGATCATACATGGTTTGACTTCTTCAGAAATTTAGCCTTATTGAAGGCAGGAGAAATCTTTAGATGCACAGATAACACAAAGAATCATGGGATTTTATCCGGTGAGGGGTGTATATATCTTGATATGGATATGATGCTTACAGGTAAGCTTGGTGTAATGCGTGCTCCAGATGGAATTGCAGTACATGTTGATCGTCGTAATGACAGTGTAAATATTGAAAATGGTGCAATAATTGTTAATCGTAGTAATCATCCGGCTCTACTTGAGGGGTTGTCTTTTATGCACAAAAAAGTAGATGCTCATCCATATTATGATGGATTAGGAAAAGGAATTAAGAAATATTTTAATTTTACTACATTGCATGATTACAATCATTTTTGTGACTTTATTGAGTTTAAACACAAAAATATTATTATGAACACAAGTCAGTACACAGGAAGTTCATGGTAA